AACTACACAAGCTAGCAAACCAACTAAACGGAGCGCGATTATGAAAACTGTTAATATGGATAAATCCATAATTGATGATGAAGCGGCATTTGAATTGGCCCTGCAATTAGCCATTACAGCTCCAACAGAAGCCAAAGCAGATGAGTGCGTGTCAATAGCTGAAATGATAGCTATCAGGATAGGCGGCGAAGCAGTGCAGCGTATACAGGCTAAATTTAACTAACCCATTACTCTAGACGAGGAAGAAGAATTATGAAAAAAATAATCAAAGAAATAATCACTGAGCTAATAGCCGCCGTTATTGTTGCATCGCTTCTGCTGTTCGTTGTGGGTGCTTTCTTCGGCGTGTTTTAGTGTATGACGTGGGCCGTTTTCATGTATGCCGCTATCATCGTTTTAGCGGCATCAGACCCTTCAATAACATACGCTTGATAGCCCAATATACGCATTAACGCTATATAATCCTCCTGATCTTGTGTTGCCTTCCCGCCTTTCGCTTTCATCTCTACGAATAACCCGCTTGATTCCGCATTAGGGACGCAGAACAGTATATCTGCCTCGCCCTTGACCATACCCTGACTCTTGAATTGGTTGACCATAATCGCCGCTTTCTTGCCGGATGGCAGATTCACGCCGTTTAGACTCAGGCGCGTACACTTGATGTAGTGCGGGTATTTCTCCCTGAACCAACGGATAACTTCCTTCTGTTCATGGAATTCTGACATGGTTTTCCTCAATAAAAACCTGCCGCAAAGCAGGGCGCGCAATCTACTGACTCTAGGTAAGAGAGTATTCAATCAGCAGTTTTTCGCTTAAATAAAGTTTGCAAAAATGTGGTTATGTACGCTTTCCTTTCGGGAATCTTCTTCAGCAGACGTTGAGTAATAGCTCAGTACGGCGGTAACGTGTCCTATCATCTCTGGGTCTTCCATGCAGGCTATCAAGGACTCCCTCAAGGATATTAGCTCATTGCGAACCAATACATCTACCTGATCACTATCTAGCTCTACCGTTGTCATGCCTTGATCCTTTTAGCTTATAATTTACACACGTTCTGGTGATATGTGTAGATTATGCAATTAATTACTCCTACTCCTCATCTTCCATATACAATATTTCCTGAACCTCTATCTTAACTCTTTCCAGTACCCCAACTACCCAGTCGACGGGGAAGTTAGCGTCTATTTCAGGGACTATTAAGTTCCATATTTCTGTCTCAAGATTCTGTGCTGCTAATTCGTATGCCGCGAGAGTATTGACCGGAAACGGAGCAATGTTATCTAATTTCCCCTTACCTACCTTCTTGTCGGTCTTGACCATCTCTTATCCTTTACGCATCATCTCTGCTAACTCTGTTGCTCTGTCCCCCACCTGTTTTGCCCAGCGACTTTCCAGCATCTCCTGCGAGGCTAGTTCCCACTGACCATTTCTCAGTGCGGCCCAGAACTTCTCAAACATGAGGTATCTAGGCAGACCCAAATTAAAGCTCATATTCGCCAAAACTATTTGGCGCTGCTCAGATAAATTGCACCACTCAGGGTACACCCTGTCTAACTCTGAGGTGGCAAGCTCTATGTCCTCTATCAGCATTTGGTCGATAGTGGCTATTGAAATGCCGCGATCAGTGAGGTTTCGGCCGATTCCGATTGTCATCTTCCCCTCAGTGTCGATGTACGGCATCCGCTCTTGCCCTTCGTGGCGCTTGAGTTGTGCTATTAGCTTATCGGTATCCATCGCGCATATCTCTAGTTGTGGCTGTACGGTTATGGCTTGATATGTCAAATATGCTGCGTAATATATCCTGAGCATTATATCATTATCCCAATATTAGAACATCTAACACTATTATTTGATAACTATCAGGCCCATATCAATACGCCGCAATATTGTCCGAGTCTGTGCGCGGCGAAGATAGAAGCCTGCGTGATCGTCAAACTCAGAGCATGAGCCTCGCTGATCAATTATTCTATGGCACTCTGAACAGGCATCTCCAGCGGAAATGTCTGAACTTTTCGTTCCCATACCGTTGTCTTCACTAGGAAAATGAGCAAGAACGGTGGTCGAATTATCGTAATTGCAAACTCCCGCGATGTTCAAAGTGCAATCCTGACCCTTGGCCGCTGCTCGATACTTCTTAGACTTCATTTTTACTCTCTATGTCATCGATGAGCATATCTATGTAGTGGCGGGCCTTCTTCAAATCCTCGACCCCGTTCTTGCTCTTCCATCTGGAAATATACTTCAAGACATTTCCCTCGCAGAATCCCAAGCCGTTTGCCAGCGTGTATTCAATGGGCTGTATCTTCATGCTTGCGTAATGGCCGCCACCTACCTGCCGAGCTACTGCCTTCATAGGTTTATATCCGGTTCCAGTCTTGGCCTTGGTAAGTCGTAGACCAGTGTTGAATGAGTGCCGCCTTCCTTCCTAAACGTCATTAGGTGCATCTGTCCGTCACCACCGAAGCCCTTAGAGGCATGCCACGAGTCAGGGGGTGGCAATGCGCCAAACTTGTACACGGTGCAGCCATCAAGCTCTAATACCTGCTGGTGATGGAAGTGTCCAGTTGCCCACATCCTATGAGTAGTCCTGCCCCATGTCTCTGGCATATCTCTTGCCATAACATTGACCAGCTTCTGGGGCTTGATCTTGTCTCCGTGATTCACACCTATCAGCCATTTTCCCCACTCGATATAGTGGAAGTATCCGCTAGTATTCAGTATCTCAACGCGCTCATTCTTGTGGAAGTATGCCCTAGTGATCTGCTGAACAGCTATCGCAGCATCAGGGTTATGGTTTCCCTTCGCCACAACCACGACAACCTTCTTGAATTTTATCAACATCTTCTTGACGGCGTACTGCATCACCTCGCCAGCAATTTGCAGAACCCTATCGTACCTAGTGTCTACGTCTACGTCAGTCCCTGCTAAAGTCTTGTTTAGTGAGGAATTGGCATGCATAAAATCGCCCACGTCCACCAACATGGCCGTCTGCGAGTCTGGAGCGCGATCAATGAGGTTGTCAATTGCCTCGCGAAGCCCCCTGCTTGCTATGTCGCTATCAAAATCAGAGTGCTTAGTCTCTGGTGCATAGGCATACATGCCAATGTGAGCGTCACCTATAAAGATGGCAGATAGCAGCTCCTTGTCCTGCTTGCCTTTGGGGGTCGCCACCCTCTTCGTGGGCTTAATCTCAGAGGTGAGAGACTCTATGTATGTCTTGAACTCCTCACGCTGCTTTTCTACATTGGCCTTTGTTTTGAGCCATATAGAATTGCCATCATCGTCCTTGGTAAGTATTGACCTGCCCAATACTGATTCGGTAGATGGCACTAGATGTCTAGCGTCAAAGGCTTGTGATAAGCCTCCAGCCTCGGCCTTTCTCTGAATTACTCGTATCGCTTGGCTTACGCTACTAGCATCTTTTCCTGTCGCTCTGGCAGTGCCATTTACTGTTAAATGTTCTCCGTATGCCATGTAAATCATGGCTTGGTGTTCGGTTGTACAGAATTCTAATAATCGAGCATCGTATGGTCTACATTGTTGGTTCGCTATCATAATTTCTCACGTATTACTATTAACCATCTGTAATTGTGAGGGTTTTGGCGTTATTTAGCAAACCCTAAAGGTCTAGCGTTATCTGCTTTTGTGATAACTCGACCAGAGCGGCCCAGTCAATCTCCCTGCTTCCTTTGGTAAAAAACAAAATAGGCTCGGCGGTTGCTCCATTCTTTTTGCGTGAGGCCATCTCGTATCCAATGACCCCTTGTATCGAGCATCTATCTAAGCTGGCTAAACAATACTCTATCAGCGGCTGGCAAATCCTGTTGTATGTATGGTTTGCGTAACAGTCGCTAATGTTGATGGCGAGTATCCCTTCCTCCTGCAATGACTCCCAAGCAAAAGAAACCATCTTAAATAGGAATAACTCCATCCAGTCATCAAACTTTTTGCATTTTAGGTGAGACTGCAAAGAACCCTGATATTTTTCTATCTTGTAGTAAGGGGGTGATGTGAATATAAAATCAAAATAGTCCTTTGCTGGAGCGTCTATCTCGCTGCCTCGATATTCAAACGATAGAGCCGTGCTTGTTGGTAGGCATTGCTGCTGTAGCGCGTACCCAGTAAAGACTAAAGGATTAACATCGCGGCAATAGTACACTTCCGCATCGGTACTCATTGCGCCCAGCAGCCTGTCTCCCCAGCCTCCGCATGGATCGTAAATGCGCTTTGCATCAAATACCGAATAGAGACATTTGGCAGCAGACGGCCTGAATTGTGATGGCACATAGCCCCGCATAGTCAGTGCGCTTTTATGGCTATCCTCATAGTAAACGGATGACTCGATATTTTTACGCAGCTTCTGGTCGTACCAAGCACGGATAGGTGATGGCGCTGTCAGGCTATCGCAGGAAACCCTAGCCTGCCAGTGATAGAAGTTACTCGCCTTGCTGCCGGTGTTGTTCTTGGCTACAACATACGGGAGACACAGATCAGGGTCTATGACCGAACGACTAGACCACTCCTTACCGCGCAGTAGAGGCCGCGCATCAAAACTCCGAAGTGCGCTATATTCAGCCAATGCCTCTGCTTCTGTAGGGCGAGACAACGGAAATGGCGGGGGAGCGAATACCATATTAACGTCCTTGTTCTGCTTATTAGTGGCACACTTCGCATTCCTTGCCATCAGGACATTTTTCTATTCCTTC